AAAGGTTGCATTGTCTGCACAGAACGAGGAACTATTGGAAAAATTGGCCACCGAACCCGCCCCACACACACCATTCAATCCCGAAGCCAACACCAAAGAATCTAATTTGATTTTCAAATTGGGTGCCAAGCGTGAAGAAACTTTGAAGGACAGAGTATTTAATCAACTATTCAACTAACCACAAAAAATGAAAAATAATCTTATCAAAACCCATTTGAGTGGCCCAACAGTATCGCCAAACACCTACGCGGGTTTATTTGGTAACAAATACATTGCGGCTGCTCTGTTGTCAGGCGAAACCTTGGCAAAAGAACTTATCACATTGCACCCCAATGTGGCTTTCAAAGAAGTTATCCGTAACTACCAAGATTCAATCAGCATCGCCGATGCAACTTGTGATTTCACAGATTCAAGTTCAGTAACATTGGGCGAATATGTGTTGACCACAACCGAAAAGCAAGTGAATTTGCAGTTGTGCAAAAACCAATTGCGTACCACATGGGAATCAGCACAAGCGGGTTTCAGCGCATTTGAGAAACTTCCCGCAACTTTTGAAGAATTCATGTTGGCCCAAACCGCTGCCGAGGTAGCACAAGCAAACGAATTGGGTATTTGGAAATCAAACCTTTGGTATGATTCCGCCATCGTTGCTGGTCAAGATGGTATGGTAGGTTATTTGATTGATAACTCTGCAATCGTACGCCCATTCTCGGGTGCAACAAGTGGATCGAATGTTGTTGCTCGTTTGCAAGAAGCATTGGATTACTCACCCGCTGCATTGTATGGCAAAGAAGGTTACCAATACTATGTTGGCCCCGCCACAATGAAAGCATACCAAGCCGCGTTGTCTGCTGGTAACTACAACTTCCAATTCTATGTTGGTGAAAAGCCAATGAACTTCCAAGGTATCCCCGTTACAATGTGTCCTGGTCTTAACGACTACGATTGCGTATTGGGTATGAAGAGCGATTTGCACTTTGGAACTGGTTTGTTGAGCGACTACAACGAAGTGAAGGTTATCGACATGAGCGATATCGATGGTTCACAGAATGTTCGTGTAATCATGCGTTTCACAGGTGGTATCATTGCTACCAACCCAACTCAACAAGTTGTAATTAATGTAACCTAATTTGAGGTAAAACATAAAATAACGGGGTGGGCCTAACACCCACCCCTTTTTTTTAACCAAATAATATATAAAAAAATGCCAAGTTGTGGAACATTATTAGGAAGATACGAACCATGTAAACAATTCGTTGGTGGTTTGAAAGGTGCGTTTTTCGTACCATTTGAATTTGCAAACGCCATTTCAACCGATGGAAGTGGATTGGTTACACAATTGAACAATGGTGCAACTCCGCCCGTAAAATTAACGGGGTACTTTTGGGAGTTGAAAGGTTTGTCTACATTAGAAACTGCCGTGATTGCTTCACGCGATAACGGAACATCAGCGTATGAAACAACCTTCACTTTGTCATTCAAACCAAGCGGGAAAACACCCGTAACGGGTGATTCGGACATGGATCAATTGAAAGTTTTAACCCAGGGAAGATGGCAAATCATCGTTTGGGATAGAAACGACCAATTTTGGTTGATTGGTGCAACCCTTGGTTGTGATGCCAATGGTGGTTCAAGTGCATGGGGCGTACAAATGGGCGATGCTCGTTTGAATACTTTGACTTTTATGTCAAGCGAACCAAACCCCCCAATGGCAGTTGATGCCGATACTTATGCTGAATTGGGTAGCGTTATTACCATTCAAACCGCGGCTTAATTTAGATTGGATTTATAGTTATGTAAGCCCTCACCAATCGGTGGGGGTTTTTCATTTGTAACAAAAACGATTAATGGCGTTTTGTAGGTATGCACATCAACGGAACATCCACCAACATCACATTCACACCATTTGTGGATTTTGAGGGTGTAGCGACTGCAAAAATTGAGGTGTGGCACAAACCCACCAAAACAATGGTACAAGTGACCACGGCGTGTGTAAAGTCCTATTCATTCATCACCATGGCGTTGCCTACATTGACATCAATCAATGCGGTGGCAAAGAACACCGATGAATTGTTGTTTCGGGTTTACAACGGCAATGTATTGATGTGGGAGGTATTGGGATATTGGATTACGGGAACAACAAACATTTACAACACTTGGAAGCAGTTTACAACGACCGCACCTGGTACACCTAATTGGAAAACATTATGAGTTTAGAATTTATACAACTTCAATCATACACCGCACCATCCATCATTGAGCAAAAGAACAAAGATTGGGTGCAATACGGCGATGATAACAATTATTATCAGTATTTGATTGATTTGTACCATTCATCACCAACCAACAACGCTTGTATCAAAGGCACAGTTGACCAAATTTTTGGTAAGGGGTTGGAAGTAACCAAGGCATCACGGGATTTGGCGGGATACATTGAATTCAAAAAGATGTTTTCCAACGATTGCATCCGTGCCATTGCCATGGATTTGAAAATGTTGGGCCAAGCATCGTTCCAATTGGTGAAGTCAAAGGATCGCAAAAAGTATGTACAAGCCAAACACTTTCCACAACAAACCCTTCGCCCCGCAAAGTGCAACGAAAAGGGTGAAATTGAAAAGTATTATTATTGCCCCGATTGGGCGAATTTGAAGCGTGGCCATACGCCAATTGAGTTTAGGGCATTTGGTTACGACCAAAACGCAAACGAATGTATCCTTACAATCAAACCATATTCAACGGGTTCTTTTTACTTCGCACCCGTGGATTACCAAGGAGGTACGCAATATGCCAACTTGGAAGCGGAGATTTCCAATTTCCACATCAACAACATCATGAATGGTTTGGCACCTTCAATGTTGATAAACTTCAACAATGGGCAACCACCCGCAGAGGTAAAAGATACAGTTGAAGCCCAAATCAAACAAAAGTTTGGTGGTTCATCCAATGCAGGTCGGTTTATTATTTCATGGAACGATGGTCAAGATTCCAAAGCGGATATCACACCCGTTCAATTGAGTGATGCCCACAACCAATATCAATTTTTGAGTGGTGAAGCCATGCAAAAAATCATGGTATCGCACCGAGTTGTTTCACCGATGTTGTTAGGTATTAAAGACAATTCGGGATTTGGTAACAATGCCGAGGAAATGAAAACCGCATCAATCTTGTTTGATAATGTTGTGGTACGACCATTCCAACGATTGATTATTGATGCAGTAACCCAGGTATTGAACTTCAATGGGTACAATTTGAATCTTTATTTCAAAACCTTACAACCCCTTGAATTCACCGATTTGAGTGGCAACATCATTGATGATGAAACCCGTGAAGAAGAAACGGGCGTATCATTGTCATCCGAAAAAAAAAAGATTGAATTGGTAAAGCCCAATGCGGGTGAATCCAAAGATGATTTTTTAGGGCGTTGCATTCCGATTGTAGTTCGTGAGGGCAAAGACACCGACCAAGCCACGGCAATTTGTTATTCTTATTTTGAAGGTAAAACGGAATTAGCCAGTTACACTGATTATCCCGATGGGGCGGTGAGCAATGCCAAGAAAGCATTGGAATGGGCTGAAAAGAATGGTTGGGGAGATTGTGGCACACCCGTTGGGAAAGCCCGTGCAAACCAATTGGCAAATCGTGAACCCATTTCCCGTGATACCATTGCAAGGATGGCAGCGTTTCGCAGACATCAAGAAAACAAAGACACCCCATATTCGGAAGGATGTGGCGGGTTGATGTGGGATGCATGGGGCGGTGATGCGGGGATCCGATGGGCTGAAAGCAAATTAAAAGAAATTGATTTGGCCAAGGATATGACCATCGAGGATGAAAATTCGTGGTTGGAACATTTGAAAGGCAAGGGCGAAACAATTAACACGGATGAGTGGGAACTTATTGATGTTACGGAAGTTACCGATGCCGATGAAGAATTAAAATTTAACCTTGCGTATGAAAACCCCAATAAAAAAAGTGATGACGATAAAGGGGTGTACAAAATCCGTTATCGGTACGGCCCTAATTTCGTATCCAACAATTCAAGGCAGTTTTGTACTGCAATGGTTCAAGAATCCAAAGGGGGAGTAATTTATCGCCGTGAAGATATTATTGCCATGGGCGATGCGGGTGTCAACGGACAATTCGCACCACAAGGGGAATCCACTTATTCAATTTGGAAATACAAAGGCGGTGTTAATTGCCACCACCGATGGGAACGATTGACATTCAAACGCAAACAAGTCAAAGGAAAGTTTTTACCAAAACAACCCGATGAAACGGGTGATAATAGAAACTTGGAAAACTACAAAGAGGTTTCAAACAAATCAGCAAACGCGGCGGGTGTACCATTTTCACCAAGCGGGTGGGATACCGCCAAAACAAGGCCCATTGATATGCCAAACAAAGGATCATTAAAGAACAAATAAGATGTACGCAAACGATGATATTCTATTAATCGACAAAGAGTTGATTTTTAAGTATACCCAATTGGGTGGTAATGTGGATGTAGACAAAATCTATCCATTCGTGAAAATCGCCCAAGATATTCAAGTTCAAGAATTGTTGGGAACAAAATTGTATCGCTACATTTTAACCCAGGTGGAAGCGGGTACATTGACGGGCAATTATCAAACCTTGGTTTCGCATTATGTACAACCGATGTTGATTCATTATGCCATGGCCGATTTGTTGTTGTTCCATGGTTATGAGGTAACCAATGCGGGTATATTGCGTAACTCACCCGAAAACACCACCTTACCAGATAAAAGCGAATTGGATTCATTGGTTCAACGCCAAAGAAACATCGCGGAAACTTATCGCCGTAGGGTTGTGGATTATTTGAGTTACTACCCACAATTGTTTTCACAGTATACCGAAAACCAAGAAGCGGGGGAATACCCAAACACCAACCCATCAAACTATGTTTCATGGAATTTGTAAAAAAGACATACAAGCCAAAGGATGAAAAGGTCAAGAAATTGACCAAATACTTCACGGAATTGAAAATCGTGAAACCCGCCAATTGTGATTTGTTTTCCAAAGGTGGTAAATTATTAACACTTTTATTCATTTTGACGGGATGTTCGGCGGAGTATCATTTGAAACAAGCCATCAAAAAGAACCCCGCAATGGCACAAATAAGTGTGTATGGCATTGATACGGTGTTTGTACGCGATTCCGTGACCATTACAGACACTTTCACCACAAAAACGATTGATACCCTCACAATTGAAAAAGATGGCGTTAAAACGATTGTATACCGCAATCACGATGTGATAAGAATTAAGACAGTTGTAAAGGCCGACACCATCCGATTCACCAAGACAATCACATTACCACCACAAATCCAATACAAAGAACGAATCAGTTTGCCCCAAATGGTGGGTGTTGGTTTGGCATTGATATTGGCATTGTTATTTTTGATACTTTTAATTACAAGAAAATGAGCAATTGGAACAACCCAAACAACCCGAACAACACCCAGAACGGGTGGAAAACACCATCACGGAGTTCACCACAAGGCGGTGGAACAAGGGCGTGTTTATGCAAAGACAAAAACACATATTCAAAAAAGTGTTGTGATGGCACATTGTGGGCGCAAGGCGTGGGCAATGTATCGCGTAACCCCTAACAATTAACCTTAAAATCGTTTTATCAATATGAGCATTTCAGGATCAGCATTCACCGCGGGTTACACGGGTTCAAAAGCCGTTGCCAATACATCAGCCAACACGGGAAGATTCCGTGGATTCTTTGTCAATTCAAATGCCGTTGTATCGGCTTGTTTGGACAAGGATGGCAATTCATTGATGACCATTATGGGATTGACGGGTGTAACATTATTGCCAGGCCCATTCCATTGTGTGGCCGATGGTAATTACATTTCATCAATCACCTTGACATCGGGTTCAATCGTTCTTTACAACGAATAAATGTTTGTTGGATTAGCGATTGGGGTAACACCATTCACCCAAGCGGGTGGGGCGGTATTGGCGTTGGAATACACCAACCGAGTAACTGCGGATGGTGGTTACTACGAAGGTGTGGACTGCATGATTTTCAAATTGGATAATTTAGATTCACAAGAATGAGTACACTTTTAGAACAAGCGAGTTTGGTAATGATACCAAGCGGATACAAAGAGGATGTTGTTTATTCTCAAATTCCCACAAACGGCAGCGGCGATTTGTCATTCACCCGTGCATCCAACGGAACGCGAGTAAATAGTGCGGGATTGGTGGAGGTTACGCCGTGGAATTTGGTGCAGTATAGCGAGGATTTTGCACAAGCGGGGCCAATTTGGAATAAGTACCAAGCGACTATAACAAGCAATGCTACAACCGCCCCCAATGGAACATTAACCGCAGATTCAATTACTGATAATACCTCTAATGATGTGCATATTGCATATCAAGATATGGCGGGGATTGTTGCGGGTACATATACAATTTCAGTATATGCGAAAGCCAGTACATTGAGTCATATCAATTTGCAATGGTATAGTGGCAGTGCATTTTACACAAGCAATGCTTTTAATTTGTCAAACGGAACTACAACGGGGGCAAATCAAAGTATTGAAAGTGTTGGCAATGGGTGGTATCGTTGTATTTTTACATTTACTACAACTGTAAGCGGTTTACAATACCCTTATATAATGACTAATAATGGCACATCCAATGTCTATGTGGGAACGGGGCAAAGTGTATTTATTTGGGGTTGTCAACTAAACATCGGCTCAACCGCCAAACCCTATTTCCCCACTACCGACCGCTTAAATGTACCACGCCTAACTTATCAAAATGGCGGGGGCGGGTGTCCGAGTTTGTTACTTGAGAAGCAGAGTACGAATTATGTTTTGTCTTCGCAGAATTTAACGGGATATTGGAATTTAAGTAATACAACGGCAACGGCTAATTCTACAACATCACCAGACGGAACGCAGAATGCGAGTAAACTTGAAGATGGGACAAACAATGCACAACATAGATATTTTCAAGCCATATTAAGTAGTTTGACAAATGAAACTTTGTCGTTTTCAATTTACGCTAAGCAAGGAACGCACCGATATATTTCGTGGGGTATTACAGACGATTCAAATTATAGGGGGCAAGTTGTAGTTGATTTACAAACGGGAACAATAACAGACCAATTTACTGCAAATTCAACTTTGAGCAATTTAAGTGTTGCAAGTCAAGGAAATGGATGGTATAGAATAAGTGGGACAATATCGGTTTCAGTAAACTATGCGGGTGGTAATGCGTATGCGTTTGGATTAATGTTAGATAGTTCAAGTTGGTCAACCGCAGGTTATACGGGTACAAATACATATTGTTATTTATGGGGCGGACAAGCGGAAATAAGCAGTTACCCCACATCCTACATCCCAACCACATCAGCAAGTGCCACAAGGGTGGCGGATGCTTGTAGCAAGACGGGGATAAGTAGTTTGATTGGGCAGACGAGCGGAGTTTTGTTTGTGGACTTTAT